TCGATACGAGATCGATGGTAAGAAAATGTATGCCAAACAGATTCTTGCTGAGCCAGAGAAGTACTTCACCGAAGAGGTGATGGAACAACTGGACGTCATCGCGAAAGGAACATTCTCTTACGGGGGTTGAGGGAGTAAATGCTACCCATCTTAGAAGCAAACATTTTACGAGGTCTAATTCATGATGAGACATACACCCGGAGAGTCCTTCCATATCTTAAGGAAACTTACTTTGAGGCGTCCTCAGGACGTACATACTATCAACTCTCTAAAGAGTATTTTGAAAAATACGACTCCTGTGTCACAACAGAGTCCCTCAAAGTCTCGTTGGGCTCGTTGGATGGACTCACTGATGACGAGTTTAGAGAACTGGGGGAAGCCTATGATGAACTCACAACGCCCCTGGATGTAAAGACCGATTGGTTGATTGATGAGACTGAGAAGTGGTGTAAGGAACGCGCAGTTTACTTGGCCCTTCTAGAATCCATCTCAATCCACGATGGGTCCAGTAAGGATAAGACCAGGGACTCCATCCCCCAACTCCTCTCTGAGGCCCTAGCAGTGGGGTTTGATGACCATGTAGGTCATGATTACCTTGGTGACTTCCAGGAACGCTATGACTTCTACCACCTGAAGGAGGTTCGTACCTCCATGGGTCTCACATACCTGGATAAGATCACCAAGGGTGGTCTTCCTAATAAGACCCTCAACATCGTCCTTGCTGGTACTGGTGTGGGTAAGTCACTATTCATGTGTGACATTGCCTCAAAGGTACTACTTCAGGGTAAGAACGTTCTGTACATCACTTGTGAGATGGCAGAGGAACGTATTGCTGAAAGGATTGATGCCAATCTCCTGGATGTGAACATTCAGGACATCAAAGACGTACCCAAACAAACCTTCGAGACGAAGATTGAGAAGGTACGATCCAAGACACAGGGTAAACTCTTTATCAAAGAGTACCCAACCGCAACAGCACATGCAGGTCACTTCGATGCACTCCTTAAAGAACTCCAACTCAAGAAGTCTTTCCGCCCCGATATTATTTTTATTGATTATCTCAATATATGTACCTCTAGTCGTTACAGTATGGCTTCCAGTGTCAACAGTTACACTGTTGTCAAGGCTATTGCGGAAGAACTTAGGGGGCTCGCGGGAAAGTATGACCTCCCGATCGTAAGTGCTACCCAGACTACTCGTTCTGGTTATGGTAGTTCTGATGTGTCCCTAACCGACACCTCCGAATCTTTCGGTCTTCCGGCAACTGCTGACCTTATGTTTGCTCTTATCTCTAGTGAAGAACTGGAACAGATGGGACAGATCATGGTCAAACAGTTGAAGAACCGATACAATGACCCCACCGTATATCGTAAGTTCGTTATCGGTGTGGATCGTGCAAAGATGAGACTGTTCGATGTTGAACAGACTGCACAAACTGACATCATTGACAACCGTCCTATGACGAGTTATGATGATGAGGAATCTAAATTTAAACCAAAAGGATCATTCGCTGACTTCTCTTTCTGATTATGAGTAACGTAGACTTTAACCGATACCTCACCTTCGTTGATGGTGTGACCAGTAAGCCCTCCCAGGATACCGATGCATTCGTGTACCGTGTCCAGGAACTGAAGGATGAAGGGTGTGAGATCCAACGTCTCCTGACTGCCTCTGTGGGTATCTGCGCAGAGGGTGGTGAGTTCATGGAGATTGTGAAGAAGATCGCATTCCAGGGTAAACCCTACACCGAAGAGAACGTCTTCCATATGAAGCGTGAACTTGGTGACATCATGTGGTATATGGCTCAGGCATGTATTGGTCTGGGAGTGTCCTTTGAGGAACTGGTGGAGATGAACGTGGAGAAACTTGAAGCTCGATATCCCGGTGGTTCCTTTGACGTTCATTATAGTGAGAACCGTAAGGAAGGTGACCTGTGAAGTTTGACCTAGACATGGAGGACTTTATTATCCTCCAGAACGCCATCCACTACTACAAGCATGTGGAGAAACGGGGTAACTTCAAACAGTATACCGTTGAGAGGTGTGAAGAGCTCCGTGACAAACTGTCCAGACAAGTAATGGACTACGGACAACAGACACAAGACTAGTACAAGTAAACAAACGTTAAGGCCCTTGACAATACCCCGTCAGGGGTCTTATATTATGGATACCCAAGAGGAAACAATGACGATTTCAAAGGTCTGGCATCAGTACGGAGACTTCGAACGATTCCACATCGAAGAGAGCCCATACCATCTCTTCACATCGGTCACTGAGTCTGGTACCAAGATGTTGACTGCATTGACCTATGACATCTGTCTGGAAATGACAGAGTTCCATCAGATCTGTAATGCACCCGACTATGATGGTCGGTATGACGTTTCTAAGTTTGACGGTACAGTTGGAGGTAAACTCTGATGTTTGGGTGGTTCCGTCAAAACAAGAAAGATGAAGGGTTAGACCTGAAGATACACCTCAAGTGTAGGTTCTGTGATCATAGTGTTTATGGCATCGATAATTGCCAGAGACTTGTAGATCATGTGTGGGACCATCATGGGGTCCCCTCTTCCATTCGGGTTAATGGGAAGACCTATCTGAGTGGACCTAAGAATGGGATACTTCGTCAACTGGCCAGGCTCTGGAGTATGCCCTAGAGATCTAAATACAAAACACCAAATAGATCCGGGAACATTCTCGTTCCGTAACATTCATTGACGCCGAAGTTGAACTGAGGTAAGATTGTGGTGTTGGGGGTAACCCCATCAAACTAAGAGACAGGACGTATAGTCGAGTGTCTCTACTTGTGTATCATACGATATATGAGAAGGCTTACTCAAGGGTGATACCTCCATGGTATCGCCTTACCCTTTTGTAGGTTTATTGTTTACACCTCTCCTCATGTTCTTCCAATGTTATCATCACTATTCATCAAAGGTGCAGCCTCCACCTTTACCGTGTTTATTGTCACCTTAGGGTGTTACCTACCAGGTGATGGCTACATCACCGGATTACAGACTACTAAACTCACCAATACTATTGTCAGTAATACGAGAAGAAAGAAAAGAACAAAGATAAGAAAACCAGATAGTATTGAGTATACGTGTTCTGGTGAAGTTATGTAAACTACTCTTGACACCACCCTCTGGGTCTCTTATATTGAGTATATCAAAACAAGAGGCCCAATGGGATTCTTCAAAGCCATCGGTTCATTCTATTTCTATAGTGTTCTCGTTGCATTCATCGCAGGGATGATCACCATGGCACATATCGATCAACGGGATGGAAACGACACCTCAGCATATGTCCCGTCCATTGAAATGACGGTGAACGGTTGATGCCACGTAAGAAGAAACCGGTGATTGACCCTGAGGTCATCCTCAGTGCCATCCCAGAACCCCCAGAAGGGTATCGTCATGAGGTAACCACCCATTCCACCACAACATGGAAGGTGACCCTTCACCATCCTCCTGTGTACTCCTACAAGTCCGACCCGGTCATGACTGTATGGGGTTTCGTGAAGAAGAACGGGAACATCCATCGCCCCAAGGATTTCACCAAACCCTCACCTGTTGTAATCGGTAACATACTTGACAACGGTGGTCTAAATCCCTATACTTCTATTGTACCAACAAAAACGGTTCTATCCGATGACTAATCTTATCTCCGGACTGGCTCCCCTCCTACTCCTGTTCCCCATGGCTGCTACAGCATCCAACATTGAGGACACTGTGGGTTCTGTGGAGGTCTGTCCTGGTGTTCTTCGTGTCCAGATTATGGAAGGAACCAACATCTATGAGTTCTATGAGTCCACCGATCAGTGGAAAGCTCCAGGTCCTGAGGAGCTCATTTGTGAGAAGTACTTCGAGATGGCACAGTGATTCAGAAATTCATTGATTCCCTACCGGACGAGAAGAAACTCCTCCGGTTTCGTTGGGTGGGTTCCGCCCTCCTGATGGTTGGATATTTCACCATCATTCATGTCAATGTGACTGTTGGTGTCTGTATTATGTTATTCGCAGATGTGTTCTGCATCCCATACGCAATCAAGAGGAAGTACTGGGACACTGTGTTCATCCTATCCTTCCTCTCAGCTGTCAACATAAGTAAGCTTGTTGGCCTCTAAGTAATTCTACCATTTGATCATGGAAACTATCGAAGTTGCATCACAGTACACCGACCCCACCGTAGTTCAGATGTTTCTGGCAGTATTCATCAGTTCATTTCTTGTAAGCATTCTAAAGTTTTGTAAAGGGGGTTGACAGAGGGGCATATCTGAGTTTATTATGATGGTATCTAAAGAAAAGGATCTGATGAATCTAGTGAATGTGTCCTTTTCTAATGAGGACTGGGGCCTAATTTGTAAGGCGTTGACGGTGTACAGTGATGCTGAACATGACCGGTTATCCAAACTCAATGTTGGTGACCGGGAGTGGGACGAACTGTGTCACCTCAAAGCCATCACCAGAGACTTGGAGTACTTTGTCATTGGTGAACTCAGTGAGTACAAAACTTTTGATCTATGAACATGGAAGACAGTAGCCTCGACCTCTTTGAGGAGGAATTCTGGAGTGAAGTGAAGGAGTACGCAGACAAAATGGGTCTCCCACTATCCTACGTTGAAGAAGAGTTCATCATCCTCGGTGAACTTGTTAAGATGTGATACGATTACCTCCATTATGGGGTAGTCCCCTTTATTATTCAAGAAACACACCAGCTCAATGTCGCAAATCGAACGTCTCACCCACGAAGAGGAGATAAACCTCACTCGTGCTTTGACCACATATCAGTCCGAAGGTAACGACAAGATGTACCGTCGTACCTTGGATCAACTCGTGACTCGTAACCTGGGGTTGGTGAACAAGTTGGTGAGTAAGTTCCCCATGAGGAGTGGGAGTTGTTCATTCGACGACCTGTTCCAAGAGGGTGTGGCTGGTCTCATTCACGGGATTCGTAAGTTCGACCCAAGTCGCGGTTACCGTCTTTCCACATACGTATACAACTGGATTTCTGTCTATGTTCGCCGGTATTATCAGAATCACGGCCGTACTGTTCGTCTGCCTATTCATGTGGCAGATCGCCAGTATCAACTGAAACGTAAAATTGAGACCCTCACAGAGGAACTGGGTCGTACCCCTTCAGCTGAGGAGATTGCAAAACTAGATAAGAACTCAGACAAGATCCTGTCCTCTATGAGGAATGTGATCTCCCTCAATGGTCTTGTGGGTGAGGATACTGAACTGTCAGATCTCATCATGGACGAGAAGGAATACAAGTATGATCAGTTCTATGACTGTGATGTGATCCTTGATGGTGT